GGTGTCATATTTGTATATTCCGTTTTCATTGGCTCCCGTACAAGTATCGCCCGATAATGTTGATATGCATGCTGTGTTAGAGCTGTTTGGTTTCCAACCTTCCTTGCACGTGTTAACAATCAGACATTCTTTGTCTGCGTTGTAGATGTATTCTTCGGAATTTTCATCCTTTGAACCCTCGTCTGGTGTGCACTTGGCACCCTCCCGGGGAAGGCGTCCCGAGAAGGTCCAGCCTGTGAGAGCCCCCCATAGAACTATCACACCAACTACTACAAGTAGAAAAAGTGCCGCCTCCTTCGACATTTATTATAACAACATGTTTTTTTCATCCCGAGTCCTTCCTGTGGAGCATCGCTCCCGTGAGTTAGCCGAGAAATTTTCCCTTTGGTTTCTTTTTCGCATTAAGCCATTCTGGTACATATGTCTCTCTGTTGGATGGTACGGGTGCGGGTTCGGGTGTCTGAACAATCACATCAGTTGCAGAGGCTGGACCATCGGTCGCGCGTTTCATTGGCTTCATGAGTTCAGCATTCTTTATTACCTGCGTCTTAGAAGACGGCCACTTTATTACCTGCGGCTTAGAAGACGGCCACTTTATTGCCTGCGGCTTAGAAGACGGCCACTTTATTGGCTTTATGAGCATAACATTCTTTGTGTAGAATGTAGAACCACCAGGACGTGTTATCAACCGCCTGCTTAGAGCCTCCTTCGTCTTGGGTTGGCATTTTCCGCTGTTGTACATTGAGAACCCTACACAACTTTTATCCGCGTCACATTTCTCTTTACACTGTTTAACATCCACGTCACGGAGAGTCATAATTGGTCTGCTGGCATAATCCTTTCCGGGATTGTCAACCCTATAACCGGGTGGTGCAATAATCTTCTTATATAAAGCTCCGTTTTCATTATCTACATATTCATTTGGCGTTGGAAACGTGGCCGTCTGATCAAGAATTATACATTCACCTTCACCGGTGAACTGAATACCGGTGCACCCAATATCATCCTCATTGCACTCTTGCAAACACTGATTTACATCCTTGGCGAAATTGGTATAATTAGCAGATGCACTGTCTAATGGTTCTTCGATACCTTTTCCAGGTGCAAGAACATATTTGGGATCTTCTGGATATTCAATATTGATTTCTGGGGGGTCTACAACACCCCCATCTTCCATTGATGCAGCACAGCTATTAGCAACTTCCATTGCTGGGTCTGAACACGCGGTGTAGCTAGTGTCAAGTTCCTTGGTAAATGGATATGACATCTCTGCCGTGTATCCAAAACACCTTGTGAATTTACCATCATCATCCTTCTTCATCGCGAAACCTGCATAATTTGCCTCCTTGGCCTTCGCCATGCATGCATCATGATTATTGGCACCTTTAATCTCTATGAGATTTCCTCCGCCGATTCCCGGCTCACTGCCCTCCGGAGGAGGTTTATCCATCTTCTTTTCCTCTTCAGGTTCTGGTTCTGGTTCTGGTTCTGGTTCATCTCCGGCGTCTGCGTCCCTACGCATAAAACGTATAATTACTATGACAAGTACAGTCAGAACAACTCCTATTATGAGTGCAAGCTTGAGTTTACCACTTGAGCCACTCTCTACCATGTTGCTGTTATTTTCTGCTATCATTATACTATTATATCCAGAAAAAAACAGCCGTATATATTAACATGATATTGGTGGCGTTCGTACTACTAGTAGCGTTGGCGTTCGTGTGTATTTCAACTGTGTATGAACCAGAACGTTTTACACAGGTAAAGGAGATGTACACCGTTTTTATTGATTACATTAACAGGGAGAACAGGGACCCAAGGTTTGAAGTTCTGAAGAAACGATGTGTTCTTGTAGGATTTGATAAAAAGAGCGGTGACCTTGGATATAACACCAATAAAGGTTATGAAATTGGGCTGTGCCTTGATGGCACACCTAATCAGATTTTCCATGTATTGCTACATGAGCTTGCTCATTGCACTGTACCTGAATATGACCATAGTCCTCAGTTTTGGAAGAACTTCAGGGATCTTAAACAGATGTCAGTTGATGCTGGAATATACAAAATGATACACAATAGGGTAGCATTCTGCGGTCAGGAGATTCAAGACATGTAAAAATATTATAATAGAGTATTATATAAGATGGAAGCGGTACCCTCGCTTGGTCGGGTCGTCTTACCTACAATGTATTATCTGATGGTAATGATTCTTCCAGCAATTGCTAATCTGGTCGATAGCAGTCAGCTCAAAATATTGATAACGTTCATGATTCTGCCTATGGCAGTCCTCTTAATGGCCCGTGACCCCAAGTTTAAGATTAATAGGAATCTGGCTATGGGTGCAACATTAGCGGCTTACTTTATAATCGCATCTATAGCCAGTCTTTCTAAGGATTTCAAGAAAACCATTGAGGACCCAAAGAACTCTACAAAGCTCAAGGCGACTTTTATATGGGTTGGTGTCATGATGATTTACGCCATGTTAATAATAATACCAGTCATGTATGGTATAAGCCCTCTTTACGAAAGCGCAAACATGGCTTAGGCCCGCATTGCAAAGCGCATGCCAAAATAGAAAATAGCCGCGGCGACTACACCGGACGCAACAAGTCCGACGGTAGACCTGTCACCGTCAACGAGAAAGTTTGGAATAGTTGTACCCAATTTCTCCTGGACGGGATTGCTAAATGCAATGCTAGCAGCTACAACAATGACAAGGGCCTGCATCTGTTCATCAGTAAGATTGAAAGGGTTCTTGGACTGAGTTGGCGGTGCCTGTAGTGGTGCCTGCTGCTGAGGCATTGGCTGCATCATGTGCATAGGAGCCTGCTGTGGTGGAGGAACCATTTCCTCAGTATAAACATCATCAAGGGGGGTTGCGTCCATCATGTCTTCTTTACTATTAAGCAGATTATTATTTGGGTCTGGTACGAACGCATTGCCGGTTCGTTCTTTTAGGGTGTTGGCAGGTTTTGATGACGGTGCCATAGGAGGAGCCATCTGGAGATCCACCATACCTTCGCCCCCATCAGAAAGATTCATAGTCTCAACACCTCCACGCAGGCGCAACACAAGATGGAGCGTACTCTCTTTCTGTATGTTGTAATCAGAGAGTGTACGACCGTCTTCCAACTGCTTTCCCGCGAAAATGAGACGCTGTTGGTCGGGAGGGATACCCTCCTTGTCCTGGATCTTGGCCTTTACATTGTCTATTGTATCACTAGATTCAACTTCCAATGTTATAGTTTTTCCTGTGAGTGTCTTTATAAAAATCTGCATCTTTTATTATTTGTATATGTCTATTCTTTATTTACCCTTTGTTATCTTTACAACACCCTTCTGTTGATTACTTGAAGTGTCGCGCCTGTTATTCGGGTCATATCTCTGCTTGTGCAGCGCCCACAATTGTGGGGCACAGCATCTGAAGTTTTTGCGTATAGCAGCCTTATACCAAAATACACAATCTTCGATACGATTTGATTTGGATGTGTTGTCCAACACTAGACACTCATAATTCTCTGTGCATGCATCCATAACTTTTTGGAAGGTATTAAAATTTGGAAAAATTCCAAAAAAACTTTTATATAATTTTTCTCTATTCTGTACAATATTTTCCCTCAAAATAAAAACATAATCGACATTTGCTCTAAGGTCAGGTGAAAGGTCCATACAATATTGCATTGACAACATGAAGAATATCTTCCAGTGTCTACCATTCATGAAACATTGGCGAATACATGTATCCTTCATGAACCTCCTATCATACATACAGTCATCTAGAAGCAAAAATGCACCGGATGGTGTTTGACCCCGTGATGAGATATTCTTTTGTCTATCCAATACCCTTTCTATAGCCTCTCTGTCGTAATCGCCATAAATAAACAGGTCCGGTATAAACGATTTGTAGTGATGATTCCCATCCTCTGTCGCTGACATGACTACACCAGCTGGTATATGCCTCTTGTGATACATAATATCAGTAATTAATGTGGACTTGCCAGTACCTCTCTTCCCTATAAAAACACACACCTTGTCATCAGCCATTGAGGCTGGATTGAACTTTTTCAATTGCAAGTTCATATTACAATCATCATGGATTTTTACACAGAAAATATTCCGCAGATAATAGTAATATGGCAAGTGGCCGTGTAGAGCTTGCTAGTACAGGGATACAAGACAGCTTCATAACAGATTCTCCACAGATTACATTCTTCCAGAAGCAATTCAAGAAACACACGCAATTTGCCCTAGATACTATAGATAATGGCGTCGATGGTACACCTTCATTTGGAAATCGTATAACATGTGTGATACCGAGAAAGGGTGATCTTATAAAGACAATTTATCTAAAGGTGCGTCTCTCTACACTGTATAACGTACAGATTGGTGATGTAGATCATTGTGGGTGCAATATATCGAGCGGGGATGACGTGGATCCACAATTTGGATACACAGATAGTATAGGTCATGCAATTGTAGAGCACGCCGACCTTATAATTGGAGGTCAGCTTGTTCAGCGCATTACAGGCGAATTCATGGAAATACATAGTGAATTGTTTGTAAGCGACTCTCATCAGGAAGGACTCAAATACACATCTGGGAAGATGGGTACAAAACTGGGCTTAGGACCTGCTAATGGCACGTATGGTGTATATGGCAACTTCCCAAGAGAATTTATAATGGCATTGCCATTTTATTTCAACAACAATCCATCTTTAGCTATACCATTGTGTGCGATAGACAAGCAAGAGGTTGAGGTCCATATCAGATTCAGGAAACTTGAGGACCTCTATGTAACTCCAGTCTCAGATCCACCATATGAAGCGGGTGGTAGTATAGAATCGGTGTCTATACCAGTTGAATATGCATATCTTACACCTAGCGAGATATCATATATAAAAGATCAACAGACCGACTATGTAATCACACAGCTCCAGATTGCTAGAACTAGCATGGAGGCTAATCTAACAAAATCCTATTATAAATTGCATTTTACAAATCCAGTCAAGGAGATGTTCTTTATTGTGCAGACGAGGGATACATCCATGTTGGAAAATGACCATTTTAATTACTCAAACAGCGATGACCCTTCAGGGGATCATATAGATAGTATAAATCTCATGTTCAATGGCGAGGATAGAATTTCTGAAAAGATAGCAACATCAAACTACCTACGATTTATACAGCCAATGACACACCACACGAGAACTCCAACACGACGCATATATAGTTACAGCTTTGCTCTTAAACCGGAGAACTCAGAACCAACCGGGCAAGTTAACATGAGCCGCATTCTCAATCAGGTTCTGACTGTAAACACCAAGCCATGCACAAAGGTTAGAGATGTGAGGATATATGCATTAAACTACAATATACTCCGCATACAACACGGCTTGGCCGGCGTTATTTTTAACGAAAACGAAAGTCAGTAGAGAGCATATACATGGAAGAACAGATCATACAGGCTTCTATAGACATTCTATTACCGGTTATGGAGAGTGCACAGGTTCTAGCAGGCGAGTATTGCAAGGCCTGTAACCGGAAAACGGTTACAGGCGAAGATTTGAAATACACGATGAGATACGCGGCAATGAATATTACAGGAAAGCAGATTGGGACGCTTTTCCCAGAGATTTATGATGACAGCGATGAGGATTGCGAGATTGAAGTTGTTGATGAGGATGATGAACCCTTTACCAGATACTCAGGCGACGACCAGCTTATGACCGATATAAACAGGGCACATGACACATGGGTCTCATGGGTCCCAAACTCACCCGCGGAACAATTACTTAAATCTTCTATTAATAAGGTACATGGCGTGTGAAATAAAACGTTTCGGCATCCAGGAACCGAAGGGTTGGGATGGTGTCCAGACACACCCTATACTTCAGGAAACTGACTCAAACTATATAGAAACACCATACTACGAGAGTGAGGATGAGAGTGAGGATGACGAAGACACAGAATGTGAAACAAACGACGGGTATCAGGACACCGATAGCGACTATCAATCATCAGACGAGAATACAGTAATAAAAAAGTATAGTAATTTCAAAAAAAGAACAACTTGGAATTATAAAATTATTTTAGCAGATGAGACAGATTATATTCCAGAATAATTTTTTTCTTAAATGATTATATAGAAACAATGGACGTCAAGAGTCAGGTAGTTAGCGTTGCCGGTCAGCTTGAGGGTCAGGCCCTCAACTCAATCGTTGCTGGTTTCAGCTTCGCATCCGCCATTGCATGGATGGATGTGGTTCGTGTGCTGGTCTCCATGGCCGTGAACAGCAGCAAGCAGGGTCCACTCCCCCTCACAATGACCGCCCTTACGACAACTCTCCTCTCCATCCTCGTATTCATGCTGGTGACCCGTTTCTCTACCCGTGTGAAGGAGCCAACCGCACCAATGTACGCCGTTACCCGTTAAATACAGTAATCAGTTAATCAAAAAAATCATCCCGTAGAGTTTTCCTTTACGGTACGATTTGCAAGTGATACAAGCCCCAGAAGAAGAACTATTGCCAGTGCGATGGGTATGATTTTATCAGGGGATATATCTCTTATTTTCTCTTTGAATAGGGGCATCTCAACTGGGGGCGGGAGTTCCTTCTTGGTATAGACATCCTCATCAATAGTATTAGAATTCAGTTTGTCAGTATTTCCTTCAATCTCCAATTTTACAGTGTGATTTCTGTTTCTGAAATCATATGGCACAAGCTCCGTGCCGTCCTTCCAGTGGAAACTCACTCTAAGCGAGGTTATGTCCTTTTTATTACTTCGGGTGTACATGCTTTCGATAGCATCAAGATGACCATAATGATATATAACATCTGAACCTATACCGCTTATGAGAAAGCCCCCGAAATATACACCACTATCAGATGTGTAAAGACCCCTCTCCAGTTCGTCATCACCCGAGGACAGTTTCATGATTATAGACTGGACTCCTAAGAGGTCTATTGCACCTGAAACCAGAGTAGTTCCCGTAGATGCATTATCTCCCTTTAAGAGACCGAGTATACGCGCTGTACTCTCAGAAGTAAATGACAATGTAAATGATGTTGACCCTGTAAATGTTAAGCTGTCATTTGTGGAGTTGAATGTGACAGATATAGACGGTATTTTTGCTGTAAGGTCGGTTGCTAGGTCCTGCCCAGATGTATAGTTCTTTTCATCCAGAGTTACCTCTGTGTCATCGACCTTGAACACCTTATTTACAGAATTTACAAGTGTCTGTGACCTAGGTATAACGGCGGAGACAACCCTAATCTTCTCAACGTTGTAAATTGGTCTATCAAGTGATAATGTGTAATCACTTGATAGTGGATACAGCGAGATGTCTCTCTCGCCACTCTCTAATTCAATGATGTGTTTCATCTAATCTATATTGTTAAAATTTATTCATCCCGAAATCGAATGCGCAAGAGGATTGTTGGCGAGCTGATTCCTTGCCAGATTGAGATCCATATTGGGATTTGGATTACCCTTGTAGACGTTGTTATTCTGGTAATCAATGCCATAGTAACGCTGTCCGCGCGCGTCGTTCGCGTGGCTGGTCCACCCATCAACCCTAGAAGTGTCAGCCCTAACAGCTGTAACCTTACCAGCAACTTTAAGAGCAGATTCCCTCACATTCATCCTACCCGCATTGCCCGCGCGGTTGGGTGCAGACCTCTTGTCGTGCGGGCGTATAGCTGCTGTACCCTGAAGAACCTGTGGGGTATTTGTGTAGGCGCCGTGGAAGCTATGAATACCCGGCTGGGGGCGATTGTTGTGCAGGCTCACGCAGCCATTGTCGTCACCCTTATTGCGCGTCGGGTCCTGTGCAACCTGCAGTGCCGATACGGTCCTCTTTGCAGGTGCATACCCAAGACCATCTTGTCTGAGGCCAGTTTCCGACCGTACTGTAGGACGTTTTGTATGTTCATGCCTCGGACGTACGGTCACGCCATTGAGGCCGCCGCCCTGTCCTTGCCCTCGACTGTGTACAGTGGGATACCTAGATGGTAAATATGCAGTCGTCTCCGGCTTGTCGTGAGTAAGCTGACCAACAAGTCCACTCGCCTTGACAATAGACTCTGCAGGGCCGGAGCGCCCGGGGAGTGTGGTAAGGCGATACGCCCCTACATTCTCAGGGTTTACCCTGTATAGCTGCTGATATCCACCATATGCGGGAACATCTGCTCCTACGCCAAGACCAGGCCCTACCAGCATCTTTGCCGAAGGAGACAGGTTGTTCATCTTTCCTGAGATATATGGACGATCACGGAAATTGTATACGGGATCGCCAGCTGCGTACTTCTGAGGACCTATGTGTGCAAAACTGGTGTGCTCCTGCTTGCCAATATCATTGATGGTCAACTGTAATTTAGGTGATTCATCTGGGATAGTTGTAAAATCATCGGTCATGAGTTCCGTGACATTTTCTCGAGTAGTCTGTGCTTCTGGTTTTGGCGGAACTTTCTGGCTAAGTTTATTACCCGCAAACACCAGACCCAAGATTGCTGCTATAGAGAGTGGATCTGCCATCCTTATTACTTTTATTCTATATTTTTATTTATCTGCCACAATACCGCTGTGTGAACATTCCATTCTGCAGATCCGACCGTGTGCTAGAGGGGTCATACGACCTTGTCCTCAGAGGTACACTGCACTGCATGTTGTTGAGTGGGAAGAAGTTCCGCTCGTGAGTTGGAACTACAACCTTTCCGAAACGAGTTGTAGACTGTGGGCGGAGACGGTCAGCCGTATCAACAAACTCTGCTGGAGCACCCTTTCCAGCCATATAAGGAGCAGTACCATATAGCATGGTACTTGGACGGCAGCAATTATTATGCGATGAAGCTTGCGGGTATACAAAAACATTATCCGTCGCGCATTGGGGTGGCACAGCCCTGTCGCCAGTCCTGTCAGTACTTAACTGATAAGCCATTATTTATTATATTGATATATATTTTTATCGCCTATCAAGATTTGGTTGCAGCCCTCCAAATGCCTCTAGCTGTACACCCCTCGCGTCAGGAGAGCAGGCTGTCTGGTCATTCCTACATAACGGTGAAAACTTGGCACCATAGAGCCACTCCGCAAATCGTGTCTGTGCGCCGGGTACAGTGCTCACGGGCTGAGTAACGAATTGCCGTGCGGCACCATTTTTCTGATACTCGGGTAATGACGATCTACTGCGCCCGGCATCATATGGGATTGTATTGTTGAGATACTTTATCACGTCACCCTTTACATGCTGAAAATCACATGCAGGGGGGCGATTTGGCCTGTCACTTATGTCAGAAAGGAGCACATTTGCCATTGGATTATCCAGAGTTGGCCTCTGACAATTACCCCCATTGTAATTGTAGCCATCTACAAATGCAGGGTGGGTAGAATCTGAAACCATACCACGCTTATAAAGGATAAACATTGCTGCAACAACAAGCAGAGCCAGTATGAAAATTCTAGAATCATGACGTATTGGATAACTTATCATCACCGCGTAAAGCATAAAGCGGGTAACTGCATTTACTCGCTCCTCTGGTGTCTGTTCCTTTGTGGGCCAGAACGCCATCAGCCTGTCGGTCCTAATAAGTTCAAGCGGGTCATCGAACCATACACGTTCCATATTATTATATTATAATCATATTTATTTCAGAAGGTTACCAAACATGTTCATCAGGGCTTCTGGATTCTGATCACCACCCTGCATCTGACCGGCCGCCTTATGTGCAACCTCCTCGATCATTGAGAGAGTGTCAGCAGGAATGGATGTAATCGTTGTCCCAAGCATGTAAAGTGTTGTTACATACTGCCAGATAACATCCTTGGTCTTCTCAGAACACTCTGGCCAGTGCTTCTGGATATTATAATTGGAGAGCGCCTCAATCTCACCATTTAGCAGCAGAGACTCATCCCTAGCCATAATGCGCTGAGAATACTGAGCTGCATCTTCCATAAAAGTCTCAACACATTTCCGAGGGTTGGTCTTCCTGAGGAGCTCGAATGACGTGTGCTGCTTCTTGATGGCTGGTTCTTCGGGAAATGTGAGTACCAGTTCCGAAAGAAATTGGTCCATCATGTCGTTGAAAGCCGTAACAGAAGTCATGTTTATATAATTCTGGCTTTTATTCTTTAAATTAATACGCGATTAATAAGGGTCTACTGATATCTTCTCCTTGGCGCCCATCCCTCCCGATACAATGAAATAGACCAATATAGCATTGAGTACAGCAGGTTTTGTATATGCACTGAGTTCAAGCTTGCCCTCATTGTTCATCTTTGCCTTTACATGTATATAACCAGCTGTACAACAGCCTGCGACTATAGCAGCACCAAATGGGTCTCTGAGTGTCTCACCAATGTCCATGACTTTAATATACTGAAATATTTATTTATCTTTCAGGAGCACTTGGAAAAAGTGTATCATCGTCTTCCTCAGCCTCTCTGCGCTCAAGACTTATATCTTTTACTTCTGGAACGGGTTCTGACGTCGGCTCCGGCTCCTGCTCCGGCTCCGGCTCCTGCTCCGGCTCCTGCTCAGGGGCAGATGATGGCTCGTCCTCCTCTTCTACATCTGGGTCACTATCTTCTTCAAGAGGGCCAGTATGGATATCAATCTCACCCGGAACCCTGTCGCCTATATTTGTTTTAAGTATCTCTTGAACCGGTATCATATTGTCAACCGTAATCTCAATAAATTCATTAAAACGTTTTGCCAAAATTACATCCCTGTCAAATTCATTTATGCTCTTTCCATATATATAAGGGTCCTTGTATAGGTCCCTAGCAACATTCTCATAGCACCCTTGAATGAATGTTTCATTTGAAGGAATCTTTATATTAAGCTTCTTGCGCTCTGTAGTAAGTTTTACTGAAGAAAGAATCTTTACAGCACTCACAAACACAGCAGCTAAAAGGTCATTGTACCATCCACACGAATTCGTCATGGTATCAACATGTTGCTTTACTATATTGCTGTTCCAATTCTTGACATCTTTGAGTAGAGACTGAAATTGTTTCAATGTATTCTTTCCTTTAGAAAGCCTCTCTGCCTCCTCGTACATTTCCTGAAAGGCAACAATCATATGGGGAGTCATAATATTACAGAGTTGCTTCTGGTACTCCTTTCGTGCTGTTACCAAGACCTCCATGTAATATTATTACCTGAAATTATTTGTACTTATTTGCCGCTTTTCTGAGATTTATCAGAGATATGAAGGGTGTATCATCAAGCTTTGCAGCTTCCACATCCCTTTTTTCTCCTTTACTCCACGATAAATACATCGTATATTCTCCAGCATCTGCAATATTAAACCCGCCATTTTCAAATTGCTTCTTTATATATGTATATGCTTTTCCCCTGTCGAATGCTGGCTGACCATATACAAATTGTGGTATAGTGAGTAATACAAATTTGTGTCCCATCTCTACCGAATGTCTAACTTTTCTAGAAAATGTCACATATATTTCTTTATATATAGCCTTGCGTATCTTCTTCTTCTCATTTTCAACTGCATGAATTTCGTCAATACGCAACATTCATACTATATTAAATACCGAAAGAATTCTTTGCATTGCTGAGCGCGTCTAATGTAGGTAAGTTCGACTTGGAAATCATTTCAAATCCTTGAAAGTCTGCACCTATACTCTGATTAAATGCCTCTATGTTACCATCTATCTTCATGGGCTGTGTGCTCATGCCAACAACACTAGCTATATTATCTTTTAACATGATGTCGGCCTGAATACCTACGCCAATAGGAAATCCAGCATCACTTGCCATAAATGTAAAATTGGCACGATATACTGAATCATCTATGAGCCTTACATTATTGGTCTCAAGTGGATACATACACGTATCCATCTCTTTCATAACCGCTTGAATCATCATATTTATATCGTTGCGGGTTACTGCTATAGGCTTGTCCCTGAGACTCCCGGTCCCCCTGTATGGCCTGTCGAAACGGACACCTTTTGCTGGACTATGTCCACTAAAGCCAAACATCTCAACGAATTTTTCGGATTTATTTGTAAGAAGAAGTGCAATAATCAGCAAAGCTATGACTGCAGCCATTATATATAATACAGAAATATATTAGTGCGCGAATATCATATCCACTAAAAAGTCTATAATTAATATATGGCTCTGTTGATACACAGCAATCGCTGTCCAATATGCCGTGACCTACTTGTATGGCTGAATGAAAACAAGCGCGTATCACAGATTATTCGTCTTCACGATGTAAATGTAAAGGGTATACCACAGCAGTACAAGAATAAGATTAAAGTTGTACCAACACTCCTGACACAGGATGGCAAGATGCTAACTGGCTGCGAGGTAAAAGCTTGGTTAATAAGCATGAATCCAGACAGCACTATAACAAATCATTGCTTTGGAAGTAAATGCACCGTTTACGGATTATCTGGTGAAGATGAAGGAGATGAGATATTCAATATAGAAAATTATGGACAGAGTATCCAACCGGCAATAACGCCGGAACTGAATGCCAGAATAAATGCGGCCGTCATGGATAATTATCAGAAGATGCAGTCGCTTAAAGATTAGATGAGTTGTTTATATAAAATGCATCTCAAGACAGTTCAGGCGAGTGCATTTAAATCTATCTTCGAGGTACTCAAGGACGTTTTAAATGATGTTAACATCGTATTTTCGCCGTCTGGAATGAACATACTGACCCTCGACACGGCGAGAGTCGCACTCATAGATCTCACACTAGCATCAGAAAATTTCGAGGAATATGAATGCGAACGAGAAATTGTAGTTGGAGTCAACATGTCCAATCTATTTAAACTCCTAAAAATCATTAGTAATAATGATACATTAGAATTGAATGTCGTAAATCGCGACGCTTTGAATATAAAGATTGAAAATGCCGAAAAGAGTTCAGTAACAACATTTAATCTCAAATTACTTGATATAAATGATGATAGGATTGAAATGCCAGATGTGCCAATAGAATCTATAACTACCCTCACAAGTGTGGACTTTCAGAGATTGTGCAGGGACATGGGGAATATTTCTACCAATGTTATGATACATAGGTCTGGAAACACACTTGCGTTAAGTTGCAAAGGTGACTTTGCAGACCAGTCGACCAGTATAGAATGTGTTGAAAAGACAGAAACTGATATAAGTGGATTGTACAGCCTAAAGTATATGAATATATTCACAAAGGCTACGAGTATGTCTTCAAAGATGCAACTACGTCTAAACTCGATAAGCAACTTTCTGATTTTGCATTACAATGTTGCAAACCTGGGGCACATGGAATTCTACCTAGCCCCCAAATTAGATGAAATCTGATGGCCATACGGTGCGTCTGTTACCTAAAATATCCTCGATTATCAGTGTTACATTTCCCAACACATGATACAACATAATCTTCTTACCATGAAAGTCACCTCTAGGGCCAGCAAGCCTCTTTACGAACGTTGTATGGTCGTTGCCCTCTGTGTCTATAGCAGACTTTATAGGCAAAATAAATGTCGCACCCTCGATTGGTGATGGTGGCCAATCAAACTCCGGATCATACGTTACATATATATACTTTCTAGAATTGTAGATATATGTGATCATGTGACAAACTACAGGTGGCAGTTCCGTTGCCTTCCATCCTCGCAAGAATCTCTTTTTCATGACAACACGTCCCTCATACACACGCTCCTTTTTGGTCACGACCCAATCTATAGTTTTTATACCAAAACATAGTGCACATATTGCCAGATTCTTCAACATTATCTTATACTAACTATTATTTAGCAATATATCTTTAATAATAAAGCAAAGTGTATATTCAAATGTAATGGAGTCTAATTTCGTATCAAAATACGAAGAACGATTAAATGAATTTGAGAGACTTATAGAAGAAAACCCAGACAATAAAGACCTGTTAGAGAATGAAAGAACAGAATATATGATATCATGCATACCATTGATAAGAAAGTACTGCGAAGATTCAAACGAAATTATAAAGAGTGGTTCATTTAACACAAGAACTATCAAGGGTGCGCAGAAGCGCGATGTATACCATGAATACCTAGAGACAATCGAAAATATCAATACGGGAGGGGACATCATGATTAAAAGGGATCTTGAATATACAAGCTGTTCGATGTGCGGATCTTCTAATATATCACCAACCGCATGTCAGATTTATATAACATGTTGTGATTGCGGTGCTACAAAAGAAGTTATGGTGTGTGAACAGACATACCGAGATGAGCATGAAACCACAGAGAAGGTTATAAATTACTCATATAAGAGGTCAAATCACTTCCAAGAGTGGCTCAATCAGCTACAAGCTACCGAAAGCACGAATATACCACCTGAAGTGATAGAAAGTCTCAGATCGGAGTTCAAAAAGATGAAGATAAAGGCTGTAAACGAAATTACACACGCAAAGGTACGCGCACTGCTAAAGAAACTCAGAATGAACAGATATTATGAACATGTCCCATACATCGCAAACATTCTGAATGGTATTCCCCCAATGAGGATGTCAGGAGAACTTCAAGAGAGACTCAAGATGATGTTCAACGAGATCCAGGCACCATTCGAGAAGCACTGCCCAGATAACAGAAAGAACTTCCTAAGCTATGCATATGTCCTTTATAAGTTTTGTGAGTTGCTATCAGAGGACGAGTACCTCAAGTACTTCCCACTATTAAAATCCAGAGAGAAGCTAGGTGTACAAGACACAATCTGGAAAAATATATGCAAGGAACTCCGATGGGAATTTATTCCTACACTATAATATAACAAGAAAAGCATGGGCGGATCTAGTAGCAAGTCTGCGACCAAGATTAGCGAAAGCATGACCAAACTTAATGAAAGCATTACAAGAAATATCAGTAAGACTATACAGAACAATATAAGTAACACGACAGGTACACAGAGGATGACGATTGGGAAGGTTAGGATGTATGGATGCAAAAACGCATCAATTCAACAAAATATGGAATTGGCACAACAGATAGTAGTCGACCTAACAGAAGAACAGCTCACAGAGATGGAAACTGAAATAGAAAATGAGTTAAAGACCGTAATCAAGAATGACGCAGAGTCTGAATCGGCCGCGCTCAGTCTACCGGGTGTAGGCACGTCGGACTCAGAAACAGATCTAGATATGCAAATTGACACGTTCATAAGTGAAAGGAATATTATGGAGAATGTACGGGAAACGATCCAAAACACATTTACTGAACTTAAGGGTGGTCAAGACATGGAAATTGAAGATGCAACATTAGATCCATGTGGCATTGGTGTGTTTAAGGATGTTATGGCAGGCACCGGTGGTTACAGTCCCATAGAGATGGGACAGGCAATCTCTACTATGGCAGCCGAGTGTCATAAGGGTGCCGGATCAGACTGCAAAATTTCACAGGACTTTTATGCCCAACAGATATCACAGGATGTGGTTAATGTCATTGCCGATAATATTCAGAAAAATTCAAACAAGACAATAAAGACTACGGAAGGATCCACCGAGTCAAAGTCAAAGCAACAGGGTGCGCTCGAGGAGGCTGGCGATGCTGTAGCCGGTGCAGCGAAGGGAGTAGGTGAGGGCGTCGGCGAAGCTGCGAGGGGAGCGGGTGAGGGCGTCGCCGGTGCAGCGAAGGGAGTAGGTGAGGGCGTCGGCGAAGCTGCGGAAGGCGTCGGCAGAGGACTGGCTTCGATTTTTAGTCCCGGTGTCATAATTGTGGTACTACTTGTATTTGGTGTAGGTGCATTCATATTCATGAGGTCGAAGTCACAGAAGGGTGGTGGCAGTTATCAGAAATTTAGGTAAATAAAGTGTTTTAAAGATAAAGTATAAAAAATGGAGCAGATAATCGAATTTGCAAAGACAATATATGATACACTCGGGGCTGGATATTCAGAACGAGTGTATCACAATGCAATGGAAGTCATGTTACGGACCAACAATATCCCATATGAGACTGAACGTATTATAACAATTGACTTTATGGGTAACACCATTGGAAATCTCAGAGCAGACCTTATTGTAGACAAGAGTATAGTTGTAGAATTGAAGGCAACAAAATCCCTAAATGATACCAACCGTACTCAACTCAATAAATATCTGGAACTGTTGGGTATCGACAAGGGAGTTTTGATAAACTTTCCACAACCTGGGAGCGAAACAATTGATTTTTTTATGTCGCGGTAAGTTAATACAATAATGGGAGCTAAACCCTCGACACCGAATATCAAGGTACCGAATATCAAGGTACCGAATATCAAGGTACCGACCCAACCTAAACCTATACAGGCCGACCCTGCTGTACCAGTTATCAAGAAGATGGACATATATATCGTCTATACTTGTGCGAAAGGGGCAAAAGGAGGTCCTTGGAAGTTTGAACAAGTGACCTATGGCGCACTCAGGGCCCAGCCCTATATATTCTTTTCACATCCAAGTGATGGGCCAAAAACAATCTATCTTACAAGTGCCGAAGCCAAGTTTTATGATACAATAAAACATACTCTTGGCGACGGGACAGATCTCCGATCTGTAACTAACAATTTTCATCACGGTTGCAGGGTAAGCAGACCCTATCACGTTATAAAATCAGGTGATAACCCTGTCCCTCTTTCACATCTGACGACTATCCAAATTAAACGAGGTGCTGCGAACGATGAGTGGTTAGGTATAACCGCGGCGATAATTGACCTTGAATTTGAAGATAACGTGTATATACCTCCACATAGAATTGTTCTTGGAGATCATGCTGGCCGAGATGAGGGGTTGACTGGAATGGTTGCGACAAATGGCGCCGATGGAACAACAAAAAAGACAACTCTTTATATTGGTACCAGAGGTCTGATATCCACTGACTGGAGTATGAGATATAAGGCTCCACATTATCACGAGATTAATGATAGTGATAATGGAACTCATGTTGTTATCGACAAGAAATACGTAGATGCCCTTTTAAAGGGCGCTATCAACGCAACTTCGGTGAAGGATAAGACTGTGAAGGCTTATGGGGTAATGATGAATTCAAGCGCATCATACGATCCAAGAAAACAGAGATTCAAGGGTCGTAATGGATGTTACAATAAGTTTAATGCACAGTACACAGCCAATCATCATGGTGATGACGAGAGAAAAATCGAGCAGAATTATAATAAAGGAGACCCATATGGCGACTGGCAAGTTAATGATACCACATGTGTCATAGCAAACGATCCAAACGCCAAACACAATTTCAATGGGAGGGGTGTCGTGGGCCCTGCATGTCCCGAGCCAGCAATACACTGGAAATGGAGTGATAAAGATACCGGTACAATAGAATGTACATATGATGTCAGTGATTTGGATGCGATTAAGAAAGCACGGACACAACTAGAAAGTTCAAGTGACAATATGGGGAAGGACCTATACACACAAGTTATATCGGGATTCTGCAAACTACCGGGTAATGCAACTGTAGAGTATGATACCGGTAAATTATGCAATGCGTTTGCAGGTGAACAGTTATTAGAAGATTGCATGAGAGATTCCGTGTTGTTGTCGCCCGGTAGTTGGGATTCATGTAAGACACTTTTAGATGACGCTGCTACAAAAGCAAGCTTTGAAAGGGCGCTTTCGGCGTTCTGCACATCTAATCCATCAAGTGAAATATGCGGATGCTTCAATACATACAGGGATGGTGGTGCATGGTGTGGGTTTGAAGGAAACAAGAATATGCCTGGGTGTGCGAAAGTGACCGAAACGATTGCGGAGTTTGAAAAAACAAAGGCGTCTATAATGGCAGCCGCAGAAAAGGCTGGTAAGAAGGCATCTGAAGCAGTTGTAACACAATTGGATGGTCTAATCAAACAGACCAGACAAAACCCAAAATGTTATGCAGGTGTTTGTATAGATGGTAATAAAGAGTATATATATGCTGGACAAAGCTCATCTGCTTGTATTCCACGGCAGATTTGTGTTCAGAATATGGATGTGGGCGCTGTAGAGGCTATTGGTTCTAATGTAAAGCTGGATCAGTCTTGTGCTTTCAAGACTGATTCAGGTGAAGAACCAAGCCCAAGACCAAGCCCAAGCCCAAGACCAAGCCCAAGCCCAAGACCAAGCCCAAGACCAAGCCCAAGCCCAAGCCCAAGCCCAAGACCAAGCCCAAGCCCAAGCCCAAGCCCAGGACCAGGACCAAGCCCAAGCCCAGGACCAGGACCAAGCCCAGGACCAGGATCAAGACCAAGCCCAGGACCAGGACCAAGCCCAAGCCCAGGACCAGGA